TCGCTTTGTCAATTTCAAAACTACAAGCGGCAACTGTTAATTTCATCTGAAACCATCCTTAAAAACTCAATCTAGGATGACAGAATACTTGATAAGAAAGGGGAAAAAGAGATGACCGACTTCAGCACGGTCACATCATTTCAATTTTTTGAAAGAGTAGATATTGGAGGAATAAAAGATTAGATTATAAGAAACAACGCAAACCCATTTTAAAACGCTTTAAAACCGTTTTAAAACGTTTTAAAAATTTAAAGATGAAAACTTATACCTTGAAATAATAAAACCGCTATACGTGCGATTTAGGGCGGTTTTCTAATTTATCTGATTAAACGTTGAAAGTAATCTTGTATATCTTCCAAAATATCCGCTTCATCTTGGGGCGTTAAAGCAAGGAAAGGACGCGCCGGAATATCCACTTTGCGACCGCGCCCGGCTTTACCACCGAACTGGTGAATTGCCGCATAAGGTTCATTCGTTCCCACAATGGCTTCGTCGTTGGTATAAGCAGACGTAATGCTGCCCATTAAGTTTTCCGTATCCACCAAAGGCGTGCCTTGGCGATATTTCAACCCCAACCATTTTGGACGACCGCCCACCTCAAAGTTTTGCAGCACCGCCGATTCCATCGTACCTGCAATGCTACGGATTAAAGGCGCACGGTGTGTCGTAGCGTGCGCTAATCGCTCAAGCAGTGCGGCAACTTCTTGCGCATTATTGATTTCAATTTCGATCATAATGTTGCTTTTATCTATAAACAGGGGTATATTCAAACTACGCACCGTTTGTTGCAGTGAATCTCGGCAACTGCTAAACGAAGGGGTGAAATAGACCCGGGAAATATGTGTGGGGGTGTCCGAGTCCCACCTGATGGTGCGTGTTAATCTCGTCTAAATGATTGTAAGTAAATCTCTTTCGATTTATCTAATACTTTAATCACAGCCATATATTTTTTCCCATCAATCGTTTTATAAAATTCAAAGTGCTTATCTTTGCTTGATTTGATTTCATCTGGTGTAAAAAGAACATCGGGTAATTGGTCATAAGCCTCAATACCAAATTGACCGAAACGGTGCATAATTTGTTTCACCATTGAATCATCTGAAAGCCAAACGGTTTTTAGCTCTGTACCAATAACTTCCCTTGTATCATCATTCAATACACCAGCAGCGAATTTAAAATTTTTTGAATATTGATCTCGTAATCCCTGTAAAAAGCTCTCACGTGCTTGTCTTCCTTTTATAGCTTGATAACTCGGGATATAAGGCTCTAAAAAATCAGATAATCTAGCATAATCCAACTTAAATTCAGCCCCTTTCATCTCCACTTTCGCAAACTCATGCGCCAGCTTTTCCGGATACAGATCCAAATTCGGCTTATACGCAATACGCCCTACATTGTAATCAAAGCCTTTATCCGTCACGCGTACCGTGCCATCAGGTAATTTAAACCCTACCGTCTTTTCACGATTACCTTGCTTATCCGCAGGACGTTCTACTTCCACCAAAAATTCAGAACTATCGTCAGGCTTATCAATCCCACGGCGTTTCAAATCTCTATCGCCTAACGCAATCACCGTACAGCGACAATTAAACCCATTAGGCGGATAGAATGTCGCCCAAAACGGATCATCATAACGATACACCTTACCGCTCAATGCTAAATGGGCAGGGCGAGTACGTGCATCACCCACGGCAGAATATTGCCAATAAGGGCGATTATCCACGTTATCACGCAAGCGTTGATAACGCGCAGCCGAATAAGCTGACTGCATATTGACACGATAAATCGTATTTAACCGACGCGGCGTGCCAAAATATTCCCCCGTTTTTGGATCTGCCAGTAAATGCCCATCAATACCACGAATAGACGGTTCTTTCCCAAAAATCCAGCCTTTACGTTCAAATTCACTCACCAGTTCTTTTTTCCACGTGTGAAAGCCCTTGCCTTCGCGCATAGCCGTTTCTAAAGATTGGTAAATATCCTTGGTCATCTCAAGGCTGGAAAGGCGTGCAATGGTCGTCGCACGCGCCAAGGCGCTATCGTGCAGTTCCTTGGTGAACACCTTGCCCGCCAGCATTTTCTTTTGGCGCAAAAACTCAATGGCGTCTTTCGGTTCAATGCCAATGGCAAATTTAGGTGCGTTCGGCATTGCTGGCTCCTAATAAGTCCGCCAAAAACAGTGCACTGGTTAAATAGGCCTGATGGCTTTCACTGGTTAAATCAGGATAAAGTGCGATTAGTTTTTCCTGTGCATCGTCATAGCTTTCACTTGCCATAACCATGCCTACAATTTGTTTCATCATAGGATCAAGCTGTTGATTAAAATCTGCATTGACCATTGCATCATCAATCAAACCATCCAATTCATCTTGTTCGTCCTTTTTTCCATTTTTAGCCGACAACGCAGCAGCACGACAACCGCAAGTACAGCCTTCACCGTGATTAAACACGGCAGAAAGCGCGGTAGTTTTCTCGTCCGTTTTCTCGCCTTGTGGTGTGCTTAAAATCAGTTCTCCTTCTTGTGGCTCAGGAATACCTAATTTATCACGCACCCAACTCTCTGAAATTTGAACGCCAATGCCGGTAAGTTTAGGGATTGCATCCGCAAATACGGATAAATCTTCATATTCTTTCGTATCAAACTCAAAATAAGGGACACGATAAGGGGCAATATTCGGATCAATATTAATCTGCAAATACGGCAAAATGATTTGTTGAGTGATAGTTTGTGCAATCTGTTTTGCATCACTAATCATCAAATCACGACGCACTTCATTATGCACATTACCTAACGCATTGGTGGAGCTTTTACCATCAGCCCCAGACGTTAAAGTTTGCCCCAAAATCAAACGCGCAATAGATTTTTCGCACCAATCTACCATCTGTAAGAATGGATTGTTACCTGATGCAGCTCCAGCACTTGCTACATTGTGAAGTTCAATCTGCATGGATTCAGGCATAATGCCTGCGGCATTGTGACCAATATCTGCAAGTGCACGTAACAGTGTGCGCTTTTCACTTGTTGTCGCGCCTGCACCGTATTTACCAATACGAATAGGCATACCATAGAGTTCCAAAAACTCGGCAAAGTCACGCACCGAATAATGCTTATACATATAAAGCCATGCCAATGTGCGGTACAACCCATCTCGTGCAAGTTGTGTAGAACGTGATTTATGGCGATGTACCACCCAGCCGAATGGTCGTAAAGGTTCGCCCATTGGATTAGTTGGTGTACGTAATAACAAATTATCGTGCTTATCTAATTTAAACCAAGACTGAGGGCAAGGTTTAAAGCCTTTTGGTATCCATTTCCCATTCACTTGTGCCCATTGGATTTCGAGCGCAGAAAAACCATGCCCGACCGCATCCATGAGATCCATAAATAAATCTTCAAGGTTAGGATATTGGTAAAATAGCTCGTCAATTTCTGCTTGTAATTTTTCTTCTGCTGGTGTTGCATTACGTGGTTCGACAATACGCCAATCAAGCGTAAGCACTGAACGCTTACGTGTCATTATGTTTGCCGCAATGCTACTGTCTTGCTCTTCAATATCCATAAAAAGCTGATGCTGAGCCTGAATATCACCATTTTCTGCATCATCTAAAATTTGTTTCAATTTTGATGGTGTGATTTTGGCTGAAGGATGATCGTCTAACACTCGTCCTGTAGCGGTAACTTCCGCGTCATCAGTTTGCGTAGGCTCTGTCTCATTGCCTTTTAAAAGGTTTTTAACTTTGTCTAACAATCCCATAAATTCACCTTATTGTTTCCACACAGAATAAAGATCCGATTCATCTTCATCCCAATCGCTATCATCTAACTCACTAATACTTATCCATTCAATCACCGCAGAACTACTTACTGCATTACGCCATAGCATCTCCAGTGCGTCTGGGCCATCATCATGGTCGGCTTTTGGGAAATGGCGTAGCTGAGAAATCAGCGTAGATTGTGAGCTATGTAATAAAATTAACCCATTCGCCATGTGTGGCTGTAAACTTTCAATACGAAGCATTTTGTCTGTATTGGGTTTGGTTGCAGTTGCCGGTACAGGAATGCCTCGTTGTGCCGAACGTTTTACTAACTCGTCTTTTAAGAATTCTTGGAATTGTACGGTTTCAACAAACCAACGCTGACACTGGTATTGTTTCTGCATACGAATCACATCTTCAATGATGAGATCGGGTAAACGTTTTTTAACCTGCGCTTCAATGACATAAAGCTTACCCGTCTCACGGTGATAGCCCCCGACCAAGATGGCTGATGGGTCACGACTTGCACCCGCTTTACCTAAAGAGGGGTCTAGCGCGCCGAAATAAACCAATTCACCTGGCAATTCAGTCCAATAAGTCAGTGCATTAGCAAACATCGCATCATCACTGCTTAAAGGATCGTTTTGATACTCAGAATCAAACGTCGCATGGCCATCACGAGCGCGGATTTTCATCAAGGTTAAAATCGGGCGAGCAGCCCAACTTACTACCGCACCTTTATCCATTGCTGATTTATGTTGGACATAGAAAGCATCAGCCACCGCTTCACCTTCATTTAAGTAGAAGTCCTCCCACTTATCCCATAAGCTCATATCATCAGGCTGACGAATTAAGGCTTTAAATTTGGCGGTTTTCCATGCTTTGCTTGATAAAGTGCGGTTTAACACACTGTCGTAATGAAGAATAGTCCCGATATACACCACATCTAACTTGTCACCGGCTGCACCTAAAGGAAGCACGGTTTTCTTCAACCAATCATGCAACTTATCACGCTGTTCAGGGCTACGTACTTGTTCGTCATTTTCAATATCATCCAATACAACCAAATCTGGTCGATATGCGCCATGTCTTAAACCACGCAATTTCTTACCAGAACCAGCAACTTGTACTTTCTGATTAGCTTTCGTCACAATGGTTGCAGCTTGCCACACACGACCTTGTCCTGCGATTTCAGGAAAGTCTACGCGTAGCCGTTGGTTAAATTCCAACTCGACTTTAATTGCTTCAAGCATTGGATAAGCTTGGTCGATACTGTCCATCACAATTAATGCATAGCGTTTCTTTTGTGCTACAAGACAATAAAGTGTGAACAATTGAGAAACGAGAGTTGATTTAGCCTCACCACGTGGCGCGGCAATGGCTAAATGCACTGATGATGGCTGTTGTAACACTTGTGGCAAATGCTCAAAAAGATAGTTATGCAACTGTGAACGCGAAGATGAACGCACATAATGCGGAAAGTAATTCGACACAAAAAAGTCATAACCCGAAACAGGATCTAACACCTTTTTGCGTCGCTCACTAATGGCAGAAAGGGAATCATCCCATCCCTCAAACTTCGCCTCGACTTTTTGTCGCAAGCTGTCGGAATAGGCTTTTAATTCTGCTAATAACTCTTTATTCTTCACAATTATCCTCTACTAATCATTCCCATCCCAGCCTTCAATTGCAACAAAGCCATCCCAATCTTCCATCATGCTTTAAATTCCTTACTTAATGTTTCACCAAATCCATTGAGCAAATCTAAAAAATCACCTGTTAGTTCTGGTTTATTGGTTTGGATATATTCCCCAAAGAGTTTCACCGTTTTAATCGCAGTAGCTAATTCAGATACTTCAGGCAACAACCGCTTACTGCTCGCCACCATTTTAGAGTAGCTGTCACCCAAGCCTTGAATTACTTTTGCTTTCGCACTCACGGGCAAGTCTTCAGTCTTACGCAACTCATCCATGGTACTTTCAAAATAAAGCACAAAGGTGGTGAGCATACCACGAGCCACATCTTCAACCTTTCCACTTGCCATTGTTGATGCATCACGCACTTTGTCCCAATTATCGCCGCGAGATTCGGCTTCACGTTTCCAGCGTCGAGCAGTGTTATAGGACACTTTGGCTTTTTCTGCGGCTAATTCCAGCGTTAAGCAATCAAACACATAATAACGGCGCACATCTGCCTTGGTTTTTTCATCATGTGCCATATTAACTAGCCTCCTAACTTGGCTTTGATTAGCTCAAATCCAACCGATACCAATAAACCGCCTAAACCGCCAACTAAAGCGGATCGCACACCCAATTTAGCTAGGCTGTTTTCTACCTTAGCTAAACGGACATCAATATCATCCACACGCCCATCTAAACGGTCGATTTTATGATTGACTGCACGGGTCAAATCTAAAATTTCATCTAGTTTTGCATTTGTTTGTGCGCTTTCGGTTAACTGCTCTAAGCGTTTCCGATCTCTTGCTGACATCATTTATCTGCCTTGTTATCTAATTTTTTCGTAATGGACTGCAATTGCTCAGAAATTGCCCCTAATTTATCTAAAATGCTTTGATTGGTGATACCAGCCACTTCTTTTGAGACATAATCTCGCTTTACTTCTTTAACTTCGTCATGCAGGCTTTTAAACTCACTGTCTAATTTCTTAAACCACACACCAATAAAGAACACCGCAACAGACACCACCCCATTAAAAATCATCATCCCATTAATGTGCACTTCCATTTTCACCT